ATCAGGGAGTCTTGATGTCAACGAATGGGAATTTAAAAAGTCCGCTTACTGATTTTCTCGCAATTCCATATTTAAATGTAGGAGTTACTTCACAACGTCCTGGCAATGCAGATAATGGTTTTCAATTTTTTGATGTGACCCTGCGTAAACCTATATGGTGGAACGGTTCTTCATGGGTAGATGCCAGTGGTTCTACAGTGTAGTGTTTTACTAATTATTTATGGTATGAAAAATAACATCTTAGGTGCGGTGGTCTATCTATCCACCGCCATAGTATTCGGTGGCAGCACTGCACTGCTGATGCTCTTTATCAAGGAGAACAGCGACCGTTGCCACTACTATAACGGCAAGTGGAACAAAATAGACTTGCTGTGTGGAGCTGTCGCAATATGTGCAGGTATGGTTGTAAATCATTATTTGTTGAGGTTATGAAAAAACTACCCTGGCTATTAGTTGTATTGCTGGCAATCGCTTGTGTGGTGGCGTGGCTCCGCCCGTTCGAGCCTTTGCCGGCAGAAATACGTACCGAAACAAAGATACAGACGGTTGTCAAACTTGACACGGTTCTTATCTCCGCACCGATAGCGGTCTTTTGGCAGATATTGCCGAATGACACAGTACGTATAGGCGATACCTTGCTTCATCGCAAACGGGTTGTGTATGAAGATAGCCTGTATCGTGCGGTGGTGAGCGGATATGTAGACCCACGGCTGGATAGTATGACTGTGTATCCGAAGACGGTTTATCAGACGGTGACAAATGACATCTACCATCCGGTTCCCATCAAGCCGAAGAAGAAGCGTTGGGGATTAGGGTTGCAGGCTGGGTATGGTTATCCGGGCGGCATGTACGTAGGCGCAGGAATAAGTTATAATCTATTTGTATGGTAAAAAAGAAATTAACGATGTAGAAGTTGGCTTGTAGCTGACACTCTTTCGGGGCTTAGAGTAAAAAGAAAGCCCCCAACGTTCAAATAATTATTGCCACATAAAAATTTGAAAAAAGCATAAGACACCGCACGTTGGAGGCTTTAATATCTTCAACACGGTATCTTATGCTTTGTTCGTATATAATCAAATATTTTATGTGGCAGGGCAAAGATAAATATAAAATTCAGAAAAACTATGTGTAAGTCAGAAATCTTTGCCGAAACAATTAATCTCGTGGCGCAGGAGACCGAAATACCCGCCAGCCGAATACTATCTTCGGATAAGGATACGGAAACCGTAGACGCCCGCTATCTGCTTGTACAGTTGCTTGTTGAAAGGGGAATGTACCCTTCACAGATAGCTCCTAAAATTCACAAGACCAAACGCGCGATAAACTACATGATTTCCAATTTTCAAGAACGTATGGAAGGCGGGAAAATGTTGAGAATATATTGGGAAAACATTAGGAAAGCGTTGGGAAACAACTGATTTCATGGCAGTATCGGTATTTATACTTTTGTGATGCGGTTGATTTTGACCGTAATACAAAATATAAATCTCTATGGAAAGAACGTATGTCTTCAATCAAGACGGGAACAACGGAAATGGTGGCGGAAGCAAATTCGACATCATGGCTATGTTGCCCAACTTGATGGGAAGCAAGGGTGTAGACCCCGGACTTCTCGCTTTACTGAACCAGGGACGTGGCAGCCAAGACCAATGGGGCGGCTCGTGGTGGTTCATCTGGATTATCCTTTTGTGGTTCTGTTGGGGCGGCAACGGCTTTGGCAACCGCTTTGGCAATGGTGGAGGTCTGCCTGCCGAGCTTAACGGTGATGTCGGTCGTGAATACCTGATGTCAGCCATTCAGGGCAATGGCAATGCCATCAACCAGCTTGCTTCTTCTTTGAACTGCTCTACCCAACAGTTACAGAGCGCCCTGTGCAACATCCAGGGACTTATCGCCAATGTGGGCAATCAGGTGGGCATGTCAAGCCAGCAAATCATCAACGCATTCCAGTCCGGCAATCAGGCTGTTCTCACACAATTGGCAGATTGCTGCTGCAAAAATCAGGCAGCAATTGAGCGTCAAGGGTATGAAAGCCGCTTAGCAAGCTGCGAAAACATGAATACGCTTACACGCACAATGGAAGGGAATACGCGTTCTTTAGCGGACGCTTACCGTGAAGGATTCCAAGCACTTGTAGCAAAAATGGATGCGGCAGAGGCGCGTCGTCAGCAAGAAGCGTTGGCTGCTAAAGACGCTGAAATCTCTACTTTGAAAGGTGAAATTTCACAGCGTAATCAGAATGCAACTATTCTTGGAAACGTAACGCAACAAATTGCTCCAATAGTAGCAAGTCTACAAACATTGCAGGGAGAGGTGGATAAAATCCGCTGTTCAATGCCGCCTACAGTAGCAGTGCCATACCCGCAATTGCAAGCCATCAACACAGATTGTTTCCGTGCTGCGGCTTTCGGTGCTTACGCCGGTGATGCAATGTATGGACGTGGCGGTTGTGGTTGTAACAACTACTGGGGTTAATTCCGGTAAGAAAGGGGGTAATTATGTGGCCTAACTTTTTTACAGGATTTCCTTTCTTGTTCCCTACTATTGGAAGGGCTAATTTCAATACCCTTCCTACGGTAGCCGTAACGGTCGGCACGGAGAACGTGACTTTGGAGCTTCCTAACCATGCGTTCCGTAACAGAAGCTATGTAGGCGGTTTCTATGTCAGTCTCCGCCAGGCGATACCAGCCGGCACGACTGCTACACTCCCGATACTGATAGGGACTAACGGGGATACAAGACCGTTGCTGGCTTACAACAATGAGCCGGTGACTGTCGGCAACCTTGCTGGAACGGGTATCTACGAAATCCACTATAACAAGTACACCAACGAACTGTTCCTTGTTAACGGTGGGTATCGTCCGACAACCGCATCGGCACCGACTCCGACAGCAGAAGCAACCGCTCAAAAGAGCAAGTAGTTAACATGGGGCTTTGTGGTTGTTTCCAAAATGGGAATAGCCACACCCCTTTAAAATCAAACCAATATGTTTCAATCACTTCGTACCAATAACCAGTTGTATATACTTCATAAGGATGCTAACCCGTTTATCGAATACGGTCCGGTAGTCAGCGTTTCCGCTCCCAAGCCGAAATATCCTATGGCACCCCCTATGGGACAGTTGCCCCAAATGGAAATGGTTGTGGATGTCGTTGTCTGTATCAACGGGCAGAACACTACTTTCCAAAATCTACCTGCCGGCATGGATATAGCCGACTTTGGACAGAACGGTAATATCGTAGTGTCATGTTCTCGTGATGCGATGAACAACGAGGTCGCTTCTATGAAACAGAAAAGCATAGACATTATCAACAGCATGGACTTCCACAATTCCGTCATTGCGGGATGTGATAAGATGCTGACGCTCTTGAACCCCGAATTTGCAGAGAAACAACGTCAGGAACAGGAAATATCCTCTCTGAAAGGGCAAATGGCAGAAATGAGCAAGAACATGTCCGACCTTATGGAATTGAACAAACGGCTTATGGAACAGCTCGGAGTGGCTGAAACATCTAAAACAAAGAAATAATATGGGAATGTGGGAAATATTGGAAGAAGGGCGCGGAGAATATGACCGTGACTTCGGTATGAGAGGCGGTAATCCTATGGAAGAAGCCTATAGAGAGGGTTGCCGTCATGGTTACGAGAGAGCCATGCGTGAGATGCAGGGCGGTGAAATGGGCTATCGTAACAGCGGTGGTTCACGCGGTGGAAGCTATAGCGGCGGCTTAGATATGGGCGAACGCCGTATGCCGGGTTACTTCCCGGAATATCCGGTTTACAACGAACGCCGCGATTCACAGCCTTACGGTGATGATATGGGCGAACGCAGACGCAGACGCGCCAACGGAGAGTTCATGTAATGGAGAGGGGATTATTCCCCTCTTTTGCCAATCACTTAAAATCAGGAAAATATGAAACAAAGATTAGATACATACGACAGAATACCGCCTGCAATGGCTGACTATCTCAGCCAGTACGGATGGCATTTCAGCAAGAAGATGTGCCTATGGGCTGTTTCCCGCATGAAGATGGAAAATAAATCTACGGGTAAAGAAGAAAAGCTGGAGCCAATCAGCAA